TCAAGAATTATATTGTGATTGGAATACTCCAAAAGAAACAATAAAATATGACCGCCTAATCTTTGCAGTTGGTAAATCAGGTATTGATTTTGGTAAACAGCTAGCAGATGATTATTCATTCCCTACAGAACCAAAACCAGTACAAATTGGTGTTCGTTTTGAAGCTCCTCAACACCACTTCCAAAAGTTAATTGATATCAGTTACGATTTCAAATTGTATCGTAAATTTGATAATGGTGTTTCGCTTCGCTCATTCTGTACAAACAACAATGCTGCTTATGTAGCTGTTGAACAAACATATGGAGATGTAAGCTATAATGGTCACGCTAAAAAAGGTGAACAATATAGAAATGATATGACCAATTTTGGTATCTTAATGGAAATCCCAGGTATCGAAAATCCATTTGATTGGTCACGTGAATTGGTTGATAAAGTAAATACTGCAATTATCCCAGATCAAGGCCGTTTAGGACGTTTTGCTCCAAAACTTCAAGCTGGTTTATATTATAGCCCATCACGTAAAGTAGGTACTACAAGTGAAGGTGAAAGAATTGCTGCTTTACCTATTGATTCACTTGATATTGTAAAGGATGCATTTCAGGGTTACTACGATTATATTGAAGACTTTATTGAGGATATGAAAAAAGTATTCCCAACACTTGAAGACGATTGGGGTGTTTATATTCCTGAAGTCAAATATTTGTCTCCTGAACCACTTGTAGATTACGATACATTAGCATTAGCTGATTACAACAATGTACATTTTGTAGGAGATGCTTTAAGTGCGCGGGGCATAACAGTATCCGGAGCACAAGGAACTTATGTTGCAGAGTATATTCTACAATATGCAGAAGACATGCAAGACTATCCTGATTTTCACGAACACTTTTAAATAAATATTATGGCAAAAGATAGATTATACGAGTACAGAAAAATGAGATCGCAAGGTGCGTATCATTATTTTATTAGAATGCAAGGTGAAGAAAACTGGAAATATCACAGTTGGGATGGTCCAGCAATTGAACCTATTGAAGGAGAAGAATGTAAATTAAGAAAAGCTTGGTATTTAAATGGTATTGAATACGATCAAGAAAGTTACAAAGAAGCATTAAGCAATCGTGAAGGGCTTCCTTGGTATAAACAAGCAGGTGCTAACGTAAGACACTAAGTATGAGAGATTTAACAATCGAAGCTCAACCTTACCAAGGTGAGCGACACGAGAAAGCTTGGGGCTACGAGTTATGGATCATTAACAATGATCTGTATTGTGGCAAGCTTTTAGTGTTTAAAAAGGGAAAACAATTTTCAATGCATTACCATTTGCTTAAAGATGAAGCATGGTATATTTCAAAAGGCCAATTTATTTACAAATGGATTGATACTGAAACAGCTACTGAACATGAGCAAGTAGTTAGTGAAGGTGATTGTATCCACCTAATGCCAGGACAACCCCACCAAATGTTGGCTCTTGAAGAAGGAAGTTGTATATTTGAGGTATCAACTCAACATTTTGATCACGATAGTTATAGAGTTAAACCAGGAGATTCACAATCATGAAAATAGGTCTTTGCGGAACAATGTCAGTAGGTAAAACAACACTTGTAAATGCATTACAAGAAGTACCTGAATTTAAAGATTATGTTACTAGAACAGAACGTTCTAAAGAATTAATGGCAATGGGGATTCCATTAAACACAGATTCAACAGTTAAAGGTCAAGCAGTATTTTTAGCAGAACGTGCTAGCGAATTAATGCAAGAAAATATCATTACAGATCGTACTATTATTGATGTAATGGCATTTGCAAAATGTTCTAAATCAATGAATTATCTTGAGGCACAAGATTTTTGTGATTTTGCTGCTAATATGCTTCATGAATATGATTATATTTTTTATGTGTCTCCTGAAGGAGTAGAGATCGAAGATAATGGAGTTAGAGAAACTGATGCTGCTTATAGAAAAATGATTGATGAAACAATCCAATTATTAACTAATAAGTATATTCATAAAATTAAAAACTTTAACACATTATCAGGTACTACTGAAGAACGTATTAAACAGATGAAAAAGGTAATTTTTTCATGATATTTATAACAAAAATATTCAAATGAAAAAGTCTGAATTTAAAGCATATCTTCGCGAAGAAATTATCTCTATGTTATCTGAAGCAGATCCTGAGGATATTAAAGCACAACAAGACCTAAATAAGGAATTAGATCTTACTCAACAGAAAGCTGATAAATTAGGTCAAGCATTAGCTGAAGAAGATGAGGATGTTGAACCGACTGATGCTGAAATTAAAAAGGGAGATTCTGTATCTAAAATTGCTAATAAATTAGGCGAGACTACTAACGAGATGAAAAAGTTGGTTAAAAAGTATAAAGATGCTGAAGAACCAGAAAAATTAAAGCTTTTAACTCGTTTAAAAGAGCTTACCAAAATTAAAAAAGAACTTGAAGGACTTCTTTAAAAATATCCAATCACTACTTATTGTAGTGTTAGTGGTTATTATTCTCCTTATGCGTTCTTGTAACGGGGATAGTGACCCGGTAGAACCTGAAGTAATTACTAAAATTGAGGTAAGATACGATACAATTGAAACCATTAAAGAAACTTATGTTCCAAAATGGAAAACTAAAATTGTAACAGAAATTGATACTTTCCAGGCGCCTATCGATACTTTGTCTATTTTAAGAGATTATTATGCAAAGTATTACTACTCGGATACCCTCAAAATTGATACTGTAGGATATGCTATTATAAATGATACTATTACTCAAAATACTATCTTAGCAAGAGACATTAGAACGAATATTTTAATTCCTACAACTACAATTACAAAAGAAATTTATTTAAATAAAAATGAATTTTACTGGGGTTTAGGTTTGCAAGGAAGAACAGACCAATTAAATTATTTAGGCGGTGAAATGTTATTTAGAAGTAAAAAAAGAAATGTATACGGTTTTGGGCTAGGTGTTAATCAAGATTTCCAACCAGTTCTATCAGGCCGTATGTACTGGAGAATTGGAAAATAATGGCTGATCAGGATTTAAAAGCAATAATTAGACAGGAATACTTAAAGTGTGCTCAAGACCCGGCTCACTTTATGAAAAAATACTGTCACATTCAACACCCACAACGTGGCCGTGTTATTTTCAATTTATATCCTTTTCAAGAAAAAACATTACATTTATTAAGAGATAACCCATACTCGATTATTCTAAAATCAAGACAGTTAGGTATCTCAACTTTGTCCGCAGGTTATTCTTTGTGGTTAATGTTATTCCATAAAGATAAAAACGTACTTTGTATTGCAACAAAGCAAGAAACAGCCCGTAACATGGTTACGAAGGTAAAATTTATGTATGACAATTTACCTTCATGGCTTAAAATTGATGCAGATGAAAATAATAAACTTTCACTGCGATTAAGTAATGGATCCCAAATCAAAGCAACCTCTGCAAGTTCTGATGCTGGTCGATCAGAAGCCGTTTCTTTGCTATTAATTGATGAGGCAGCATTTATTGAACAAATTGGTGAGATTTGGGCCTCAGCTCAACAAACACTTGCTACTGGTGGTGGTGCTATTGTATTATCTACTCCTTATGGTACCGGTAACTGGTTTCATAAAACATGGGTTTCAGCTGAAAATAATGAAAATGACTTTTTACCAATTAAATTACCTTGGTGGGTACATCCTGAACGAGATGAAAATTGGAGAAAAAGACAAGATGAATTGTTAGGTGATCCTAGATTAGCAGCACAGGAGTGTGATTGTGATTTTAGCACTTCAGGTGATATTGTATTTTATTCTGAATGGATTGAATTTATTAAAGAAACAACTGTTAAAGATCCCGTTGAACGTAGAGGTGTAGACCAAAACTTATGGATTTGGGAACCAGCTGATTACTCTAGAGAATATATGGTAATTGCTGACGTTGCTAGAGGTGATGGTAAAGACTTTTCAGCATGTCATGTAGTTGATATTGCAACTAATACCCAAGTTGCCGAATATAGAGGTCAATTACCTCCTAAAGAATTTGGATATTTTCTTACAGGTTTAGCTACCGAATATAATAATGCTATGTTAGTAGTAGAAAATGCTAACATTGGATGGGCAACATTAGATGCTATCTTAGAAAGAGGATACAGAAACTTATACCATTCACCTAAATCAGATCAATTAACAGCAGATTCATATTTACGCGTATATGAAGGCAATAGTGAAATGGTTCCTGGGTTTACAATGTCTATGCGTACTAGACCGTTGTGTATTAATAAATTCCGTGAATTTGTTGGTGATAGATCAGTAACAATTCGCTCAAAACGATTATTAGAAGAAATGAAAGTATTCGTTTGGAAAAATGGAAGACCAGAAGCCCAAACAGGTTACAACGATGACTTGGTTATGTCATTTGGGATTGGTATGTTCCTACGTGATACGTCACTCAAGTTTCAACAGCAAAGCTTAGATGCAGCTCGAGCAGCATTGGGTGCAGTTAAATCAACAAAAACCAGTTATAGTGGTGTATATTCTCCCAATAGTGTCGACAATCCATACAATATGGATGTAGGAGGCAAAAATGAGAGCATAAAATGGCTATTGTAACATATTTATAACAAAACTAAAAAATGGCAGATAAAGGCTTATTTTCACGATTACAGAGATTATTCTCAACAGACGTGGTTATCCGCAACGCTGGGGGTAATCAACTTAAAGTCTTTGATGTAAACAGTATCCAAAGAACTGGAGATCTACAGACTAATGCCTTAGTAGATAGATTTAATAGAATTTATACTAATTCTTCTACCTCATTATATGGTCAACAAACCAATTTTAATTACCAATATTTAAGACCTTCACTTTATTCGGATTATGATGCAATGGATACAGATGCTATTATCGCATCTGCTCTTGATATTGTGGCTGACGAAAGTACTCTTAAAAATGATATGGGTGAAGTATTATCTATTCGCTCTTCAGATGAAGATATTCAGAAAATTCTTTACAATTTATTTTATGATGTTTTAAACATCGAATTTAATCTTTGGCCTTGGGTTCGTAATATGTGTAAGTATGGTGATTTCTTTTTAAAACTAGAAATTGCTGAAAAATATGGGGTTTATAATGTAATTCCTTATACTGCTTTCCATATTGAAAGAATTGAAGGACAAGATAAAGAAAATCCAACCGAAGTAAAATACCGATTTGACCCAGAAGGTGTTTCATCTTCGGATTATGGATATTATAATGTTCCCAACCAAGTAGATGGTAGAAGTATTATTTTTGATAATTACGAAATGGCTCACTTCCGTTTATTAACGGATATGAATTTCTTACCTTATGGTAGAAGTTATATCGAACCAGCTCGTAAATTGTTTAAACAATATACGTTGATGGAGGATGCAATGTTAATTCACAGAATTGTACGTGCACCTGAAAGACGTATTTACTATATGAACGTTGGTTCTATTCCTCCTAATGAAATTGATGCGTTTATGGAAAAAACAGTTTCTAAAATGAAACGTACTCCATATGTTGATCAAACAACAGGTGAATATAACTTAAAATACAACATGCAAAACTTACTTGAGGATTTCTATATCCCAGTAAGAGGAAATGATACATCTACTAAAATTGAAAATCTAAATGGTTTACAATGGGATGGTATTGAAGACGTTACTTACCTAAGAGACAAATTATTCGCAGCCCTTAAAGTACCTAAAGCATTTATGGGTTATGATGAAAATACAGATGGTAAAGCTACATTAGCTGCTCAAGATATTCGTTTTGCTCGTACAATTGAGCGTATTCAACGTATTATTACATCTGAATTATATAAAATTGCTTTAGTTCACTTGTATACTCAAGGTTATAGAGATGAACAATTAGCTAATTTTGAATTATCAATGACAACTCCTTCAATCATTTATGATCAGGAAAGAGTAGCATTGATGAAAGAAAAGATGGATCTAGCTCAACAAATGATGGAAACCCAATTATTCCCATCAGATTGGATTTACGACAACATCTTCCACTTAAGTGAAGATCAATATGATGAGTACAGAGACTTGATTCGTGAAGATGTTAAACGCAAATTCCGTTTGACTCAAATCGAATCTGAAGGTAATGATCCTGTTGAAACAGGTAAATCATATGGTACGCCTCATGATTTAGCTTCATTATATGGTCAAGGTAGAATAATGTCAGACCCAGCTAATGTGCCTGCTGGTTATAATGAAGATGATTCAGAATTAGGTCGTCCAAAAGAAAAAGTATCTAAACGAAATACCCAAGATGATAATTTTGGTAAGGATAGATTAGGTTCTGCTGGAATGAAGAATGATTACAACAGCAATGATAAACTTAAGGTTGATTTTAAGGGAGGTTCACCCCTTGCTTTAGAAAATAATCATTTCCTTAAGCACAAAGGTATGTTAAAAAATATCCCAGTCGCGAAAAAACAATTAGTATTTGAGGAAGATAAACATGAAAGCTCACTTCTAGACGAATCAAATATTAAAGAGTAAGAATTTTAACATATTTATAAAAAAATATTTATTGATGTATATAAAACATTCCAAATTCAAGAATACCGGTATTTTATTTGAGGTATTGGTAAAGCGAATTACGGCTGATACATTATCGGGCAGTAACTCCGCTGCCATTAAAATCCTAAAGAAATATTTCGTTAATACCGAGTTAGGGAAAGAATATAAATTATACGAGACTGTATTCAAAGCAAAAAATATTGGTGAAGGTAAAGCTAATGCCATTATTACAACTGTAGTTGAAGCATCTCAAAAACTTAATAGAACTAAATTAAGAAAAGAAAAGTATAATTTAATTAAAGAGCTTAAAGAGCACTATAATGTAGATGATTTGTTTAGAACAAAGCTTTATGATTATAAAGCACAAGCTGCTCTTTATACACTTTTTGAGGTATATGCTACTGAAAAAGCAACTGACCCGAATCAAATTATTGATAATAAAGTAACTCTTTTAGAACATTTAACTCAAGCATCTGTTAAAAGAAAAGAAGTTAAAGATGATGTAATTGAAGAGTTTAAATCATACGATAAAGATCTTAGAACTTTAACTTATCGTATTATGTTAGAGAAATTTAACGACAAATACTCAGATTTAAGTTCAAGACAAAAACACATTCTTAAAGAATTTATTGAGTCTGTAGATTCAACTTCTCATTTAAAAGAATTCTATAATTCTGAAGTAAAATATATTCAAGGAAAATTAACTACTGAAATCAAGAAAACAACTGATAAAGCAGTTAAAATTAAGTTGCAAGAAGTTTCTAAACTTATTGTTGAACTAGATAAAAGATGTACTGTAAAAAGTGATCATTTAGTTGATTTACTTCAATATCATAGTCTTTTAGATGAACTTACTATAGCAAATGGCTAAATACAAGTACACATTAAAAGAAGTTACCCTTAAACCAAAGGATATTGACCCTGCTTTAATTAAACGTATTGAAGCTAAATATGGTCCTGTAAAAGACACAGATTTCTTTTCTGATGATTTGAAAACATATTTTAAAACAGACGAAATAAACCCAGAAACGGGGTCTGTAGGCCATAAAGTTATTAAATTAGCTTCATTTGGGGATTCATTAAAGAAAATGTCTACTGCTGTAAAAGCATTACAACAATTAATGGGTACCGAAGATGGTCGAAATGATCAAAATCTTAAAGATATAGCTGGTGAATTAAAAGATGTATTTAACAAATACAGAACCCATCTTAGAAAAACCTACCCAGATCAATACCAGCAAATTAAAAATACTTTAGAAGAAGTATCTACAACTGGTGGTGGAGCAGGTGCTGCTACATTTACTTCTGGAACAGGAGCTCAATATGCTACACCTAATGCTTTTAGTGGTAAGAAAAAAGAAAAATACGCTAACGGAGGAATGTATACTAAAAAATTTGGCTATAAATTAGTTCCAAATAAAATTAAAGGATCAGGTTTAGAAGTGAAAAATTTATTTGAAGCAGAAACTTCAGATTCATTTCAAAAAAGAAGAATAGCTGCATTTGATCAAATTGAACAAGAACTTAACAATATTTATAAGATGTTGAGTAATGCTAAAAACGAAACAGTTCAGTATTACACTGATAACCCTAGTTCATATGCTGTGGTTAAACCAACTGATTTAGTTTTAGACTATATTAAAGATATTAAAGACCTACTACAAAACCCAGAATAATGAAACAGAAAACATTACAAGAACAGTACAACTTGATTAAAGAGGGTAAAGGAAATACAGATGTGTTTGTAAAAGACGCAAAAAGACAATTTCCGAACCTTATTCGTAACGCTGCTACTTTAAACGAAACAGTTGCTAGCTTAAAACATAACCACATCATTTCAGAAAATATTTGGGGTATTGTAACTCCTAAACCTGTTAATCCTGATTGGTTTAAAATCTTTAATGATAATCTTGTTGAAGCAAAAGCTGAAGAAAAGAAAACTTCAAAAGAAGTAACTGATCTTGAAGAAAAAAACTTTGATTATAAAGATCCTAAAAAC